GCCGTCCTCGTTAGTATCAGCAAACGATCTAGCTTTGTTTTTTTCTTCTGATTTCTTCCTCTTAAAGGAAAAACCAAATAATTTGTTTTCTTCTGCCATAATTGTGTGAGTGTTACCCTTTTATAAAGACTATAGAGTTATTTATAGTGTTTATAAAAGAGTACTCTTTCGAGTACCCTTTGTTTATAATGATTAAGTCGTTGTATCGGACTCCCAATACTGAACTTGTAGCTCAACAGTGAACTCTTCAATTGTGTTTTCAGTCTCATAAGAAACTTCAATTGCACCTAGGTTAGTAGGGAAACAACCACGAATGTTATACACTTTAACATCAGAGCCATCTTTATCTAGCTGGCTGATAATCATATCCGACATGTAGTCAGAAGGATTAGTCAAACCAGTGTTGGCATTGTGTTGGTTAATACCATTCATCCATACTTCGAATGAATTTCTGATATCAAAACCTGTATCATTGATAACTGTAATAGTCCAAGGTTCAAAGGTACGATCACCAGCTACTTGTAATTGTCTACCACGGAACGGTACCATGATAGGTGCAATTACTGAACTTGGTAATTGTGCTGCTTTAACCATAAACGATGCTAGCTCTACGTCAGAGTTAACGTATCCAGGGAAACCTAAAGTTGCCTTGAATAAATTAGCTCTCGCACCACCACCAGTTAGTTTTGCTTTAAAATCATCTACTCCTAAAATAGCCATGATTAGTTACCTCCAGCAATTTCACTAAACTCGACACCAGTTCTAGTGGCAACAAAGTTTAATGTAATAAAGTTAATAGAACGTGCTGGTTTGATAAAAATATCTGCAACGAATCGATTAGTATCAATAATGTCACCTGTATTATTAGTATCATCACAAACTACTTTAAAGTCTGTAATACCACGTCTACCTTTAATATCTCTTAAGAAAGGTTCTACCATATTTCTAAATTGTGCTCTTGTAAACTCGTCGTTAAACTCGAATAAAGAAGCTTTAGAAGCTTGTGATATTGCTTTCTCTAAAGTAATAAACAATCTACGTACATTGATTCTATCAAATGCAGATGGCTTATTTTGTAAGGTCTTATCACCCCATAACACTGTTCCCTGTCCAGGGAAAGCTACGATAGGATTAACACCTTGCTTATACATATCATCTCTATCTACCTGATTAGGATTAAGAGCTAACTTAGTAACATTACGAACATTACCTCTAGTAAAACCAGCTGGGCTAAACCAAGGATCTGCTACACTATCTGCATTAGCAGATAAACCTGCCATAGAACCTGAAGCTGAAATCCAACGATACTTATCATCATATTTGTCATAGACATATAATGCACCTGAATCAGCGAATGCATATGATGATGATGTTACTGTACCTCTCCAAGCAATTACTTCTGCAGTAGTACCAGCATCCATTGGAGGAGATACAAATGCAACACAATCTTTACGTGCTTCTGCAATAGCAACCAAATGGTTTGAAATTGTAGTAGAATCTGATAATGTAGCTACGTTACCGTGCATAATTAAAGAAACCTCTACTGTCTCTGCATCTGCAAACATATCATAGCCTGCCATGCGCTCACCCACTGTTAATGCATTATCACTAATACCACCAGATAATGTGTCATCCGAAGCACCACCAGTAATAGTAACATCAAAAGTTGTGCCTGCTAAGGTATCGCCAGAGTCTGATAAATCAGGTTGGGCACCTGTAATTCTAACCCAATTCGATTTATTATTGACAACATCGACCCAATAATTCGTTGCGCCATCAGCTCCTTTTGCATCTGAACCTTGCGAAACATATTCATATGTTTCTAAAATAGCGTCTGCTACTCCTGTAATAGATCCAGTTTTATCATAAACTACAATATGTAATTCATCTAAAGAACCACCTACTGCGGCAGCTGCTGCTGATGTTCCTGGTGCTGAATTGAATGATCCAGCTACCGGCCAAGCAGCGAATACTGCTGCGTCTGCAGGACATATAGTAATGCCTACGCTGTTGCCGATAGTGCCTGGATATTTAGCTACAGTCCAATCACCAGCACCGAAGGTGATTGCTCCTGCGGCAGTATCATTAACAACCAATACACCAGTGCCTGATGTAGTTGCGTTGCGTGCTGATGTGCCTACCTTACGAACAACTCTTAGTGAGTTGCCGTAACTTAAAAACTGCGCAGCAGATAAGACCGTAGAGAACGTGTCGTTATCGGGCTGCCCAAAGTTTTCAACTAATTGTTTTTCCGTGCCAACTGTGACAATCTGATCGGCGGGACCCCACTGGAATGAACCAGAGATTGCACCAATTGAAGCTGAAGTTGCCGGGACAACATTAGTCAAATCTATTTCGTTTACCTGTATACCAGGTGATACTAGAAATGCCATATTTGTTTACCTCGTCATTTAATTTATAAGTTTATCATAATACGTTTATTTTCAATACTATTATTTATAAGGATCAGCCTTTCCATACCTCCCATTGTGGTATTTCAGGCTGATTTAAATCAGTATTATCGTTTATTATGCCAAATGGCAATAAGTCATCTTCTATTTGTCTAATCTTCTCTGAGTATAACATACTCTTCATGTCTATATCTGATATCTCTTTAAAGAACATAGTTGTTGAGAACCACCCAAACATAACTAAGTTCATCATTAAGTCATCATGATTAGTAGCCGAAGCCTGATATGATTTACCCTTAGCAACAAATGTAGACATTTCAATAATAGTTTCTTGATCTACAATCTCTAGCTTATTCTGTTCTATAATATCCTTGATATTAGAACATCCAATTCTCTTAGTCTTCCTTGTCATTGTAACACCAATAGCATTAGCTTTAACCAGTGATTCTACATATACATTCTCATATTCTAAATCATAGTATAATCCATTACACACTACTTGACCAGCGTCATTACTCTCAACTACGACATATGCCTTATTGTATGCATCAGCATACTTATAGATTAAATCAGGGAACAATAATGGACTCATCATATTGTCTCTGAATACCGCTACTTGTTGTAAGGGTTTTGTTGATGCATCAATAATAGTAAAAGTTGAATAGTCTTGCCCCCTACCACGAGATACATCCACTAACATTACATAGTCATGGTCGTCAACTGGATCTTTATATATGCTTACATTATGCATATATGCAATTGGATCTTGAGCCCTTAATCCTAATAGAGTATCTGCCGATATAAGAGTATTACCCGTACCATGGAATGTATTACCAAACTCTTGTTGAAATTGTAACTCACTTGTGTTAGCAACTGTCTGGGCTTTCCACTTATCATCTCTACCAGGAACATCCCACCAATCTACTCTAAATGAAACAAACTCATTTGACTTTTGTTGGGCACCTTCCCATAACTTATGAAATATATTTCCAACGCCGTTAGCAGTAGAAGTAATAATAACTTTAGTTGTTTTACCAGAAGATACTACAGGGTATGTACTTGTATAGAACTCAGCAGCATTCTCTACAAATGCAAACTCATCAAGATACAATAGGTTAATAGACATACCACGAATAGATGAACCAGATGTTGCAGCAGCAATAATCCTTGAGTTGTTTGAGAACTCAATCGAACCTTTGTTTAATGCCTTACAACCAGGCTGGAGAAAGAACGGAAGATTCTCTAACATCAGAGTAATACGAGCTAGCATCTCACGAGCTGTTGATCCCTTATTAGCTAATACAGCTACAGTCTTTTCAGGTTGGAATAGAACATACCATAGAAGATATGCACATGTGCTGATTGATTTACCAGATTGTCTACATGCCAATACAATATTAAATCTATTGTCGTGGAAGTTAGTCATCATTGTTTCTTGATATGGATATAAGTCAAATGAGACTAATCCTTTATCTAAGAGTATAATCTTAATGTATGTGCGACAGAAGTATCCAATGTCATCCATACACTTCTTGTATTCAATAACATCTTCTTTTGTCCAATCTTGAGAAACACCATCTCGCTTTACATTGGCATTTCCTAAATAACTATCCGGTCTCTGTATCGCCATGTTCAATCACTTTCTCATCTTGTAGTAGTCTTTGTAAATCAGTAGTGGACCCAATGAATACATTATTATTAGTTACAGCACTAGATAGGGATTTCTTACCATCCATAACGGCAACTTCTTTCTTTGATTTTTGCAGCTTCATGATCTTCTCACCAATCTCTGCATTTTGTTTGATTAGTTGTCCTAGTACTTCGAATGCTCTAGGGTGTTCACTCTCACGTGCAAGTTCCATCATTAACTCAATAGCTTCATCACCTTGACCAACTAAATCGTATAATGATTTTCTTATGTTATTATAATCATCATCTATATCACTCATAATATATTACCTATGGTTCGTTAAAAAAGTCTATAGTCTCCGTGTAAGGTGTTGTAGTTCCATCTACTTTCTGCACTTCCATATTCTTTAAAGTCTCACCATCTTTATAATATATCTCTGTCTTATTAATAACACCAGCGCGGTCTTGTAAGCCTCTATAGAATCTAATACGTGTTTCAAATGTCAATGTATATACAATTGTTCTTCTACTTAAGAAGTCACCTTCATATTCATCATTCAGCGAAACATCAGTTAAGACAATAGGGACATCTGAAGTGATATCCATATCTGGAATGTCTTTAATTGTCACTGTATACTCTGGTTGAAACATTGGAAGAATTTGTTCTAATATCTGTAATGCATCATCTTGGGCTTTAGCCATTATGTTAAGTTCAAATCCTACTCTATAGACTGCAGGTACACCCAATGATTTAACATTCTTCTTATCAAGCGGATCAGTTTTAATATACTTCTTATTCTTATTAAGTCTTGCAGCACCGTCATATGACATATCAGTTATTTCAAATGATAGTCTAGGTAACTTAATTGCAATCTTTGAATCTGTTAAGTCACTGGCTCTAGACAAGAACTTCTGTCTAGGACCGTATGCTAATGGTACTTTAATCTTCTGTAATACTTTACCTGCAGCATCAGTCTTAACGACTTCTAACTCATTGAATATAGAACCGAAGACAGATACCATCCGTCTTGTACTTGAATTGTAAAAATGATTTTCAAACATTATGGCATACCAAATGGATTATTTTCAGAGAAGTCTATGATATCATCAGC